GTTTCCGGTTCTGTTTCCGGTTCTGTTTCCGGTTCTGTTTCCGGTTCTGTTTCCGGTTCTGTTTCCGGTTCTGTTTCCGGTTCTGTTTCCGGTTCTGCTTGCAAGTCTATAAAATAGTCCTTGTAATTCTCGTTTGATTCCATGAACGCTACTGCCTTTTCGTCGCTTGTGTTGAAAGCGCGGTACACTCTTCCGTCTTCAATCGAGTTGATGAATAGTCCTGGCTTCATCACGTAGCGGGTGTGCTGTCCTGTCAAATAGCGTTCTTCATACCAACGTTGCGCAAACAGACGATCCGCGCCGCACACAATATCCAATTTTAGGTTAGTCATTGTTTGGCACAATGAAACGATCTGCCCTATATCTGTAATTTTTTCCATCTTTTAAACTGTTTTAATTTATTAAACTTTCGGTATCTTTAGACCGTCGTATGTCTCTTTTGATATTACTACAAGTCTATCACCCGTTGACGCTTCCGGCGTTTTAAGTGTTACCGTCGAAATACCGCCTGTACTTGAATCGGTTGCAAGGTCCGAAGCTTCTAAACCACAAAACGCCCCTGCCAAATAGTAATATCCATATTTGGATTTTAGAGCTACCCGGAAATTTCCGCCTAACATATTTGATACTGTTATCCGGTATGCAGTTTTATCCATAGAGGACAACACCTTAATCACTACGCTCTGATCTTCCGCTGCGGGTACGGTATCATTTGTTTTAATTGCATCCTGATACATCACAGAGTTGTTTATGGAGGTAACTACGTATCCTTTTTTCCCTGTTAACATAGTTATAGTTCCTACCCCTCCGGTTTCTGATATGGTTGATATATCACTCGAGTTAATGATAATAGCCTCGTCTATCTCCCCCGTACCTCCCAGAAAATCTAAATTTGCGCAATCAAATGTGATATCTCTTACCAGTTTTCTTATACATGCCATATAATATCCTCCCTTATGATTCTGTTACGATCGCCGCGGCTCTCAAAGTGTTATAACTAGCATCTGCAAAACTTACACGCGCCTCACCAATAACATTTTCTGACGTTGATAGCGTGATCGTAGTAAAACCGCCGTTCGCGTTCAAGTCCTCCGAAATAGCGGTAGCGTTCAAACCGTAATTATACCCGTAAACGCGGTGTCTCCCGGATTTAGCCTTAACCAGTGCTAAAAATGTACCGTTTAAAATCTGATTTACTATATGTGTTCCGTTCGCGTTACCTTGATAAAGAGTGAACGTAACTGCTTGCGTTAACGCTGTTGGCGCATTATCATTAGTCTTTATTTCCTCCGTAGCGTTCGCACCCTTCTTGTTACTCTCAACCAGCACGGCCTTAGCACTAGCGGCTAGCGTTATAGTGGCAATACCATCCGCTACGCTTTTTGACGCAATATCCGCGAAATTGATAAGAAGCATCTCGGCTACGCCTGTTGCCCCTCCGTCGCAATCGACTAAGATCGCCTTAGTTAATTTATTTAAGCATCCCATATTTTAAGCTATTTTTGCGGCTGCGATAGTGTTCCACGCCCCCGGATCTATTGTTACTCTATTTTCTCCTCTAGCATCGTCCGGCGTCTTAATAGTGATCGTAGTAAAACCGCCCGCCGCGTTAGAATCCGTATCAACTTGTGAAATTTCAAGCCCACATTTTAATCCTGCCATAATTGGCCATGAATTGATATCGTTAAACTTAATAGCCGCCATGAAACGCCCCGATAGAAGCGCCGCCATTATATGATTAGCACTTATCACTGTCTTATCGTATAATGTGAACATAACCGACTGATCTAAACCTGCTGAAACGTCCGAAAGCTTTAGGGCTTCCGTATACTTCGCGCCATTCTTGTAACACTCTACGGGAATGGTTTTTGCTCCCGGTTTCAACGTAATAGCCGTATTATGGTTATTACTGTCTACCGATGCCGACGTTACGTCTTCGAAGTTAATCAGATACATTTCAGCGATACCTACGCTACCAGCTTGGCAGTCGTAGGTAATTGCTTTATTTAATGTCTTTATACAAGCCATTTAAATTTTGTTTTAGTTGTTAAACACCTGCTGCGGTGCATAATTTCATATACTGCGGAACTGCAAGCATTGCATCTGCTGCAAACACCGTAGTGCTGTAATACTTACGGTCTTTAGCGTCACGGATGAATGGATCAATAGTCAGACTTGCATCTTCCAAAGCCAACTGAATGTTAGTTTTCGGCGAGAATGCGATGAAAGACTGAACTGTCAAAGCGTCGCCCTTAGCACTGTTAGACACGTGGCGCAACTCGTTCAACTTGTAACCCTCAAAGTAGTAAGCGGGTTTGCCATTCTCCATGTTAGCTTGTGCTAAATGGTTGTCTTTAGCTTCAACTAAGTCCTTGTAAGCGCGCATAATGTTGCTAGTTACATAAAACTCTGAATCGTCCAGTTGATCCGGGCGTTGGTTGTCGATACACCATTTCAGACATTCCAAAACGTTTGCGCCTGCGCCCGAAGGTACAAGAGCCTTAATAGTTTCGGTTGATGCCTGCATTTGCTTGATGATACCACCGTTTTTGAATACTGTGTATTCACCTGCTGTATCAGTTGTTTTCAAACCGTCCAACCATACGAGACGCAACATATCAGCCTCAAGAACTTTCAGAATTTCGTTCTGCATGAACGCTGCCAGCTGTGTTTGGTCGAAATCAGCCGAAAGGTGAACACCTTTTGCAACCATTTTGCCCCAAAGGTCTTGCAGACAAACCACGATAGGCAACTCGATCTGCGCGTGATCGTAGTATTTAACCTTATCGTTGAGCGAACTATATTTGTATTCGCTGTCGCAACCTGCGGAACGTCTAACCGTTTTGTCTGTTGCGGTGAATGTCAAGATAGGTTTGCCCTTCTCAATACCCGCCAACACTGTTACGCCGTTGGACAATTCGCCTTCCAGTCCCAGTGTCAAGGAAATAACATCGGCTAGGCTGTCGATATTCAATTTGTTTAAATCGCTAAAAGTAAATGCCATAATTTTAATATTTTATTGGTTTAGTAATTGAATTTTTTGCGCATCGCTGCTGCTGCTGCCTGAACTGCTTCACGGCTCAACTTGCTTTCGCCTTTCTGCTCGGTCTTTACCTCGGTCTTAGATGCCACGGGTGTTCCGGTACGTTTGCTTAGTTGAGTTTTGAGGCTTGAAACGGTTGCCTTTAGTTCGGTAACTTCTTTGCGAATCGCTGCCAGTTCTTCCGGTGTAGCGGTTTTCTTCTCGTCCTCCGGATCTTCTTCTGTCTTTTCTGCAAATTCTTCTTGCCCGCGCTCTTCGCGGTCGGTTTCGTCCTCTACTTCTTTCACGTTGGAAATCTTTCCGGCAATGACTGATATAATCATGTCCTCACCTTCTCCAATCGAAATGTAGTAGTCGCCATCTTCTACCGGGTTGCCCTCGGCGTCCTGTACTTCGTCACCTAAAGCCGCTTGGTCGCCTTGCGCGATGATAACAAGCTCTTTCCCCTCTTTAGTTGTGACGGTCTCTCTAGCTAGCTTAGTAGTCTTTACTAGCTTCGCCAAATTCGTCCAAAATTTACTCATTGATAAATTGTTTAAATTGTTATTAAATAAAGAACTAGTTGCCGCGGGAAGTCCCACCAAATCGGCACTAAATAATTCGCTAACCTCTGTTACGGTTGCTATTCCTGTCTCGTCGTCCAGTTTTTTAACGTCTGACTGATTAACCGATACGCCTAATAATTCCGGCTCTTTCTCGATCATGGCAACCATAAAATTAAACTCGCTAGGGTACGCCGTTTCCAGTGCTTCCGACATAATCAGATCGGCGTAAACGGCTGTCTCGTCGTGTTGGAAGTTGGTAAAATAGCCTACGTAACCGTCTAGCAAGTCCGCACCGTTATGTGTCCGGCGCGCATGGATCGGGCGGGAATTGCCAACCGCCACGAGTGACGGGAAAGCACTTGCAGAGATGACTAATTTATAAGTCTTGCCCCCCTCTTCATAGCTGTTGGCGGTTTCGCCCGCCTCTATAATACGTAATTTTTCAAACTTTTTCATTCTATTACTTTATTATCGTCACAAAGATATATTATTTAACGGCACGAAGCCGCGGTTTTACCTATGACTTATAGGCTAGCCGCTACCTGTACGCTATTATATTGCTGTTGCCCGGCGTCTATGTCGGTTACTGCCACCTGCGGAGCTGGAACGCTAGCCACTGAATCGTACATTATCGCCGCCAGTTTTCGCAAACTATCATTCGATAGGCTGAAATTACTAGGTAACTGCATGCTCGCACCGCCGCCTACGTCGATTTTGCCTCCGTTGGCGTATCGGTACACGCCAGACGATCCGAACGAACGCCCGCCGTACTCCATGTTTAGGGCGCTTAGTGCATTTATCGCGCCGGATGCCTTCCGGTTCAGAATGTACATATTTTCCCCTCCTTCGGCTTCGAACTGTTGACCGTTCGATCCGGTGAACGTTACACCGCCCGCCGAATGGCTAGGTCCGTATATTTGTCCGCCCTTCGCGTATTTCTTCACGCTTGTATTTATCTTGGTGTCCGGCTCTTTAGTTTTGTTAATGCTCATAACGTTTTTCATACCTGCCGCCACTACGATAGCCGCCTGTGCGATACCCCAAATGCCGCCCTGTGCCAGTGCTTTAGAAGCGCCTAAATACGTGTTGATAAGCGCCTGCGCTGTGGCAAATGCTTTGCCCGCCGCGCTTTCCTCACCCAGTAAGCTAGAGAGTTGTCCGGCTGTGCCCGCTGCCATCTCCAACTGCGCGTTATAATATTTCCTTTTTGTCTCGTCCTTCATGATCTCGTAACGTTCAACTATGGAAGCTGTCTCCGCTCCGATCGCTTCCGCATTAGCGATCTCGGCTGCCTTCTGCGCGTCCAGCCGAGCCAGCTGGCTTTCCAGATCATTAGTCATTTTAAGATCAGCTAGCGATCGGTCGTTCTCTAAATTGAGGGCTTGACGGTCTTTTTCCTTCTGGTCTTCCTCGTCCTTCCGGGCTTTAACCTCCGCGGCGTATTCCAACTCGAGTTGGCGAACGTTGTTAATGTATTCTTGCTCACCTATAAGACCTTGTGCGCGTCTGTACGTCTCAATCTCTATCTTTTGATCGTTGACCGCTTGCAGTTCTTGCAATGATATTTTAGCCCCTTCTATTTCGCGCTGTGCTATGTCAAGTTGCATCGCCGTAACCGCTTCCGCATATTTCTTAAGCTGTGCGTCCTGCGCTGCCTTGATCGCGTCCTGCGCTTTTTTCTGCGCCTCGGCTTCTCTCTTCGCCGCGTCTTCTGCCGCCTTCGCCGACTTCGCCGCCGCTGCTTGTGCTGCCGCTGCCTGCTTGTCGCGTTCCTGTTTAACGAACCCGGACACCTGCCCTGCCATTTCTTTCTCCTGTGTGGCGTATTGGGCGCGCGCCGCTTCCAGTGCTGCAAGGGCTTCTTGCTCTTTCCGGGCGTCCTCGTCGCTAGTGTAACCTAGTTGGTTTTCGGCCTTGATCTGCTTGTATTTCGCGTCCAGTACGGACAACTCCAAATCACGGATAGCGTGTAACTTCTCCGTAGCCTGTTCCAGTAATTTAGTACGTTCCGCCGCTGACTTGTTTTGATCCGCCGCCAGTGTCTTAAGCTCTTCCATCTCGCGCCGCATTTGCGCCATCGGCACAAGCGCCGCCGTTTCAGCTTGGTAAATACGTTGCGTTTCCTGTGCCAACCGCGCGCCCTCCGCTGCTGCCCTCTTCGTCTCCTCGCTGATAAGCCCTAACTTATCCAAAAGCCATGTAACGCCTTTAGCAAGGTTTTCAAGAAGAAAGGCTACGCCTTCAAACAATCCGGTTATCCAGTCCAGCAAACGCCCGAAAACGACCTTAAACGGCGCGAACGCCGCATTTAAGCTGGTCGCCAACTCGCTGTTACGTTTCATCAGTTTCTCAATGATGCCGATAAGGGTTAAGACGAGCGACACGACGAATATGATCGGGTTCGCCTTTAATGCCGCGTTGAACGCCTGCACCCCTGCGATTCCGCTCTTCATTTGTCCCACCAGTGCACCCGTGCCCCCGGTTAGTCCCTGTGTTTGGAGTATGCCATCCTTGACGCTCTCGGCGTAGTTACCGACATTACGGCGGTTGTCACCTACTGATTTTTCCAGCTCCTTAAGCTTGTCCGATAATGCTTTGGTTTGCTCCGTCAAGTCCTGCCCCTCCTTGCTCGTGGTCCGCTGGGCCTCGCTCATCTTGTTCAGCTCCGCGGTGTTCTGTGCCAGCTGTGCACGTAGGGCGTTTACGCTCGTAGCCTCGTTGTCTAATAGCGTTTTTGTAGACTTGATCTCGGCGTTATTCTGTTTGTTCGCCTCGGCATTGTCTAAGATCGCTTTTTGCGTCTCAATCAGAGACTTATTCAGCTTCTTTACAGTTGCGTCGTACTTGTCTTGCTGTACAAGTCCGTCCGCGTAGTTCTGGTTTAGCGTTTCCAGCTCCTTCTTCTCGGAGGCGTACGCCGCTTGCAAATCCTTCTTAGTTTTTGCAAGGGCTATACTCTTAGCTATTAACGCGTCCAGTCCCTTCTCGGCTTCTGACGTGCCGAAATTTAGGTCTAATAATGTTACTTGATCCGCCATATTATGTTATTTTAAATCCATTTTGTACAAAGATAGCTTACAATTCCCGGTTGCTACGTCATATTCGCCTAGAGATTTTATGTAGAAACAGCTGTTTAGCTGCGAGAAGTAATAAGCATCCCCTAATTTCAGGTTCTCAACGTCCCCGTATTCCAGTTGCGCCTTGATTTTCACCTGTATTCGCGACTTAAACATGCGGAAATGTCTCTCAATATACGGGTAGTAAATATCGTTCACGTGAATATACTGTTGATCGTACCCCACCTTGCTGAAAGCCGCTGTAAGCCCTACTTTTGGAAACAAATAAGGGCTGTACAGGAATTTAATAGCCGACTTGTATGCCTCCTTAACAGGTGTTACCGTGCCCAGCCCATTGCTATAACTGAATTGCGTGGAATCAAGCGTGCATATATATTGATCCGCGAACTCGTCAGGAACGTCTACCGATTCAACGCTTAGTAGTTTGTCGCTCCAATCGTGTATATGCGCCCATGCCTCGGATGTGCCGTCCCGGAGATCGGCATCTACTATCGGCTCTACACGTAACGTTCCGTTGCGGTAAATTTTACGCCAGTGCCATGCCGTGCACATGTCGTCCACTATGTTTTTTACGTCCGTGTACGGGAATCCTATTGGTACGTCGTTAACGGTCTTGACCGTAGGGCTTAAAGCACTTTCTGGTTTGGCTTCCCCCTTAAATCGTATGCACTCGCCCGGTGAGTATCCGTTAGGTATTTTGAAGAAGTCTGTCCGTGTCGCGCCGTTTATCGTGGCGGATATTAATAAATGACTGTCGGCTTTAGGGAATAAATTTCCGCCCGCTGCTGAATCGAATTTCATAGAATAAACCCACACCCTTTCGGATACTTGTCCTTTGTAAACCCCTGCGAAAAAATTAAAGGACTCCCCCGAAGAGTTACCTACTAAGTTTATATCCGGTTTTGTTGAGGGGATAACGTCCCCCGTGTATTCGATCAAGAATGTAGCGAATCTCTCCTCTAGTGAAGGTTTTATCTTAAGACCCGCCGGAAGCCCCCCAGGCCGTGTGCCAAAATAAGAGGCATTCAGGTACATACTAGCATTGTCAAATACATATTGCGCCACGCCCGGATACAGGTATCCTCCCCGTCCTTTAGTCGAGTTTCGGGGTATGAGGCTCGTAGAGCCCGCCGCTACATCAGAATCCCATGATAAATCGCCACGCGAACAAATCATGTGTGCCTGTAACCAATCATAATCTACGGGTCTAGTCCCATCAGCGTAATACGGTTGAATGTTAGGGAGCGCAATTTGCGGGAAATTAAAATTTGTTCTCACGATTTGTGACAGATTTACTGCTGCCAGATACCGTGAGTTTGGGGTGTCCCGTACAATGGCGTGCACATAGGGCGAAGAAATTGGTTTGCTCACGTCGGCCCATTTGTCTGTACTCTCTATAAGGTTGATCGTGTACTCTGTTTGAGACGCTGATACCTTTGCGTAGAATTGTGTCGGCTCGTCAGACACATAAGCGTAATACTTGAACGGAATAGACGCTATCAGCACTTCGGCTACGTAATACCCACAGTTAAGCAAACCCTTGTTTAGCCCTATGAACGTCCGGTCATTGTCCGGCGTTCTCGGGACTTTGATCGTAGCACTGAACGCTACGCTGTCCCCGGTCATAGTAACCGGGGAAATGTTGTTTAATGTGATTTTGACCGAAGCGTTATCTAGTCCGTCTATATCGTTACCGTTAACTCTCAATGATAATATTTTCATCTTATCCCTCCTGTGTGATTAAACAAATTGCAATCTCATGCGTAGTTGTATTCTCAATTCGAAGTTGACCTGTCCGCGCTGCTCCGGGGTTCGCCGTATCATATTTAATCCCTATGGCAGTTTGTCCGACCCTTCCTGATGTAGGTGTAACGGATACCCAGCTAGGCGCGCTACCCATAATCCAGTTATTTTCAGACGTCGCTACCACGGGAACAATTTGGTTCCCCCCGGCTTTAGGTCCTGTCACCCCTATTGGCAATATTTTTATCGAAGTTGGCGCGCCCGTTTGGTTAACCGTAACTACCGCTATTTCCTCGGTTTGGCCATTATAAAACGTTATCGTCCCAGTTCTAGCGGTGTTACCCATGTTACCCATGTTATTCGCGATCGTTAACGTTACAGCGGTTATTCCATCAACCCCTGTTGTAACGCTCGGAGTGATCCACGAATCCTTTTGAGAAACAGACCATGCGCCAACCGATGTAACGTCTACGGTTACCGGGTGTGTTAGATAGTCTACATCAAACATTGAGGTGTCTACCGATATATAGCCCGAAATCCCGGCCTGCGTAACGGCTATACTGTACGTAGTAGAGCCCGCCTTGCTTTTCAACACAATGTTACCCGTTCTAGCCTCGCCATCGTTGGCGGTTACCGTGATAACCAAGGGTGTAGTTCCCGCGTTCCCCGTGGGACTATCCGCTGACACCCATGTCGGCGTGCTCTGCACCTCCCATGCCGCGTTGCTGTATATGCTGTTAGTAATTCCTTCCGCATACGCCGCGCCGATCGTCCACGGGTTTTTCTGCGCGCTAAATGCGATCGACGGTGTGGGCGGTTGATCCGGTGCTAGCGGGAAGATGTAATTATCTTGTAGCTCGGTGGTCTTGAATCTTACTTGCTGTCTGTACGTCTTGGTACTGTTAGACCACCGCGCCCCCGTGTCGCCTACGACCTCGGCTCTAAACCGTTTCGATTGGTATTGATTTATACCCGGTATGTTCAAGTCAAACACTACGTTTGAAGAAACTAACAGCTCTTGGTAGACGTTATACCATTCTTCACCGTACTCTAGATTTATAGTTAGCTCCGCTTGTTCTGTTACGCCTCCGCGGCCTCGGATAGGGGTGAACTTGTTAGACCAAAAATAGTCCTTGAACGCGTCCCAAAACCACTGCCCATTGCGCATGTTCCATCTAGCCCTTAGAGCGCATTGCAGGCCCTCATCGTAAACAACGTCAGACATTAGACGGTCTTCATAGTTAATCACTTGGTCCAGCCCGTTACCCCAAACATTCTTAATAGTCCACTTCTTAATATACGTTATGTCGATAGTGTCCCCCAGTACATATGTAGCGGGAAATATAACATTACTAGGCGCACCCGTCACGGGTTCAACCTGAAGGTATAACGCGTCGGACGGGTGTATAATGTAGGGGAAAAATATGTCTAGCGTTTGCCCCGGTATGCGCGGTTTTGGCGGTTGGGGTAGTGCGGCGTCTACTCCTAGCGTGTCCCAGTATGTAAGATCACAATGGAATACAGGAATAGTTATATAGTCCGCCGGGTCGTCAACCCAAAACAATAGTTCTTGCTGCATAAACCACGGTGTACCCTGTGACTTGTTACGATCCGCGCGCTTAAGCAAAGGCGCAGCAAAAGATAGGTCTATATCCACTCCATACTGCTGATAGGGCAAAGTTACCGTTTTAACGGGCGATCCGCTGTTCCTCACAGTGATATTCACAGGTTCGTTTGTTCCCGTTGTCACCTTCACCATTAACGGGCGTGTAGCCCATAAGGGAAGTTGCCTGTCATAGGCTTGGCCGTCGGTTAACGTTACATCTGCTATTGGTATGTATATATTCATCATTTAATATTTAAAGTGTCAATAATAGCGTATCTAATTATAGTTACTATCTCGTTTTGTAACTTCAAGACCCTTGCAGGGTTGAGTACATCCGACACCACGCCGCCCGGGTTGTGCTTGTTGGGAACTTTGATCCCCATCTCCCCAATAGCTTTCGCGATCGGATACGCGGCGGTTAGCGGTATGGTAGCTCCCTGCTTGTTCTTGTCCTCGATCCATTTACGGATGATCCATAACGGCGGGCGTTTTCCCGCAACGCGTCCGCCTTCCATTGCACCCACATATCTCGGCGCGGTGATCCGGGCGTTATTACCCCCTACGACTAATTTAAGCTCCTTAGCGAAGTTGCCCGACGCCATAAGCCCTTTAGCCTTGTACGAGGCTTCTATATCGTCCCGTAGCTTGGTTAGTAGGACTTCTATTTCCAACATCGCATTTCGTGCCATTATTCGGATAAATTAAGGGTTATCTCCCAACCGGATTTGGGACTGTCGTATATATTTTGGCGCTTGGTTACCGCTGCGCCCTCGGATTCATAAAGGCAAACCGCCTTTTTCGCTATGTCCGTTATGACGGTGAACGTCCGATCCAGTACGTCGATCTCGGACGAGCTGTCAGTTTCGTAGAACGACGTGCCTAGTACCTGAATAAGTATTGAGATCGAGAACTCCTCGGCGGCGTAGTCGTTATAGTCCTGCCGTCCGCCCGGAACGTCAACAAAGATAAAATCTCCCGTGATCTCGTTTGCCAGTCGATTACGTGTAGATTCATCTCCGAAGAATACGGGAAGCGCGTGTTGCGCCCCCCATGTTCCAACCTGGTCTAATATCCCTTTAAAAGTCATATTGCGTTTTTACGTTATTATCGTACTCGGGCGCGTTCTCGTTGTCGATCACGCGTTTACCCGTCCATGTTCTCGTAGCGGTTTGGCCGTATGATCCGCAAAGAGTTACATCCCCGTATGCGGTTAATGTACCTGCGCTTACCTTAGCGTTGTCCTTCATTGTGAGTATCCCGCCTACAATTACCGCGCCAGATATAACCGCGTTATCCTTCATAACTAGGTCACCCTCGGATAGCCCCGCGGCTGTAGGGGTAAACCTAGCATTGTCGGACAAGTGTATACGCCCGTTCAAAGCAAAATCTCCCAGAACGGCGTACGCGTTTTCGGTCATTTTCAAGTTTCTAATAACGCTTACCCCTGCGGTTTTTGTAAATGAAGCGTTATCACTCATGAACACCGAACCCTCTATCAACAAACCGGATGCAACCGCCTTACCGCCGAAGTAGCCCGAACCGATTATCGAACAATTAGTCAATGTAGCGTTACCCTCTACGCGGATATTGCCCTTCATGTTAACCGCCGTTTCTCCTGTGTTCACGATCTTACAACCGCTTACATCTTGCGTATCGTGCTTCTTAGTGTTACCGAATACGTTCGTACCTGCGATGTCAAATTTACCGCTAACATACGCGTCCTTATAGATCGTAGTGCCATAAGATTTTGCCAGGTCCGCCATGTTCAGGGACTTGACGCTATCGTATGATTCTACCAATGCGCCAAAAACTGCAAAATAAATACGATACATGCCCTCAACTTCTGAACTTGCAAATATTCCATCGGATGCGATAGATTTACCCAAATCAGCTTGAGCCTTCGCGAAATCAATGTTCTTGTACGTGTTGGCTATTTTCGCGTGGTGGTAGAACCTGCCGCCCGGGACGTTACAACCTTGAAAGATGAAAGGCATGTCAACCGGTCGGGCTGATACTAGTCCCGGGAAGACCGTAGGCGATACAGCGAAGTTGTCACAGTCGGTAGCCTGAATGCCGCGAGGCACGTTTACATTTAGGCTGCTGGCCGAGACCGCCCCCGTAAACGTCAAGTTATTAACATTGCTATAAATCCCTACACTCTGCACATTGTCCTGTGTTGCGTCAATGGCTACATTACACCCGATAAACTCGGACATAAGACGGACCACACGGTTAGCTGTTGCGTGGCTGTTTATAACTACTTTGGAGTTTCTAATCACGCTATCCGGGTACTTTACGCCCGATGCGATAGTATGAACACCACCCGGTCTTATAGTTGTTGTGCCTGCAATAGTCGCCGGGTTGATCTCTACGCGTGAATCAATGATCGAAAGTTTAGTTTCATAAGTGCCTGTAAACGCAAGTTGTGCGGCTGTCGCGTCTGCCGGAACAGTCGGACCTGCCGGATTTTTAGTTACCCGGATGTACGCGTATTGCCCCGCATCTACTGGGATTGTTTGGTAATCATTGGTTATAATAGTTTTGTAGGGTTTGATAATATACCCGTCTGCATCCGTTACCAATACCGTGACTATATAGCCCGGGACTGGCGCTTTTATAATGATAGATTTACCCCCTAGGAAAATAGGGTTCTTAATTCTAATAAAGTTTACTGAACTATCATCCTTTCCGGGTTTTTGCCCAACTGTAAGACTAGCGTACCCGCCTTGCTCAAAGTCCGTGGATTTTAATACTACGGCGTCCGCCCCTGTTTGCTCTGATTCAAACTGTATCTTACTTCCCACTACGACGCTAGACCCCAGAATATCTACGTTAGGCGCACCTGTGGCGCTTAGTGCCGCTTCGCCTACGTCTACGATCGAATCCCCTCCGATCCGTGCGCCAGGGAAACCAAAGTTGCCCCTAAACAGCCAGCACGCGCCATCCTGTGATAATGTCTTTTCGTCGTACACGATGCCGCCCACGTCGCCAATATTGACGTAACGGTCTCCCACCTGCCACGAACGAAGGGCGCGTACTCTCTTGTCGCTCCCCACTGTGATAATCTCATACTTTTTTAAACCCATAACGTTATGATTTATAATGTTTCTTCATCTCTGCCTTTTGTTTCTCGTTCTCCTCGTGACGCTTTGAAAGCGCTAGCATTGCATCTAGGTAGTTTATCTTCTTCGCCTCCTCGAACGTGCACTTGAACAATTCTGCCGTAGCCTGTACGAGTGTCAGGACGTTCTTAGCCTCCTTGATCGGATCATCTTCCGGCGTGCTCCCCGCATCGAAAGGGAACAGGCGTTTCTCCAGTCCGTCCGCCGTTTCGATCTGCTCCTTAATGTACTTCGTCGCACACAACAGATGGTAGACGTTATCCGGCGCATACTCCGCGGGCTTGTGCTCGATCGGTGTACACCACTTCGTCACCTTCTCGCTTGCCGTCTCACTTCTCCTAGCCTCTATAACCTGCCATAGTGTTACGTCCTCGATACGCGGTATGCGGTATATTAGCTTGCCGTTTTTTACAATAAAAGGGTCGGCCTTAGCGTACTCTGCCACCGCGTTAAGTGTCGCTGCTTGGTCAGAAGTTAGGCCGCCCTTGTAATTCGGATGCAAGTTACAAATATATTCTAATTGTTTGCGGTTGTAATACCCACAAATCTTCCACCACAAGCGACGGAAGACGTTTTTAATCTTTCCCCGCCAGTTGGTTTGCTCATTCAGTATCAGCCACTCCACGCCATAAAACGCTGTTTTACTCATATTCAATCAGTTCTAGTTCCTCGTAATAGTACCACTCTTCGACATCCGATCCGTCCCACTGTACAACCACGCCCAACACGTCGGTCTCCGTAACCGTCCCGGTGTTTCCGGCGTAATCGTATTTAATGCGCACTCGGTCGTCTACTCTCATGCTGCAAATCTAATCATTATTTGCGTATCTCGGGCGGTATTTACGTATAAGATAGTCAACGCCGTAACGGATGGCGTCCCAAGCGTGGTTGTAATCGTCTATCGGCTCGTTCGTATACGTGTCAGTCAGGTTGTCCTTGACGTAGGTGTAATTGTCCGCCTCGTCCAGTACGTTAGTGCTCCGCTTCGTAACAAACAGGTTGAACTGCTTAACCTGCTGTATGCCCGCCTTGATTGACCCTTTGCCCTTGATACAGGGAAACGTGTTGCATCCTAGCCCGCGTAGCTCTATGATAGACTTCTGCTCTGCATTGTCGCATATCGTCATGGTACGGTGCAGCCCCTCGTCCTTGAGACGCTCGGCTATCGTGCGGTTTAACATCTTCGTCTCGTAACACACTTCGTCTATGTACAGGTTCATTCCCCGCATGTATATTTTAACAATAGCGGTCGGGTCGTTCTGAAAGCCAAAATCAAGCCCTGTAACAAACTTTACGTCCTCGCCCGTTAAATCCTCCGGCAGCGCCTCGATCGTCTCAATTTGGGGATATACGAGCCCTTCCAGCCCACCCGTCTGACCTTCACCGTACACGCGCCACCAATTAACATCCTTCGCGTTCCGTTCGATCGCCTCGACCTGCTGCCTCGACAAATACGGGTTATCCTTGTAAGTGCTGTGTATCGTTACGTACTTGTCCCCTACGAAGTCCGTCTCACCCCAGAAGCGGCGTACCGGGTTGAAGTCGATTATAACCTTGAGCGTCGTACGTACATCCAACTGTCTAAATATCTCGCGGGGTACGCGCTGCGCCTCGTTGATGAAAAGGATGTCACGTGCCGGACCGTGTACCTTCGACGCGTTGTCGCACCCGAAGAACTCGATGCACACACCGGGCTTCACCGTGTAGATCATATCCGACTTGTTTAATGAGTTCTCGTCCCATAGCCCCTCGTCTAACAGCATGTTCTGAAAGTCACGGAACATACCGCGCTTCACGGCGGGTAATGTGTCGGTAACACACGAGATCATAAGAGGGTCGGGGCTTTCCCTCGCCACTAGATAAAGGAGCTGTAACACGCTCCACGTCTTTGAAGAACGCGTACCGCCTTTGCTCGCGATACCTCTTATGTTCGGGTCTACAAAATAGTCTAGCATCTTGTTGAAGACGTACGTACAGTTCATTTCTTTTCCTCCTCGCCTTTATGGTCCTTCTTGAAGTCCTTAAGTTTCCCCATCCTAGCGGACGCTTTCGGATCGGTAACGTTGACGGTCAAGCCGCCCTTGATGGCTTCGCCATTGGATGTGTAGTCCATTTGCATCTTGATCCCGCGTAGCGCCCTGATATATTGCGCGTCGAATTGTCCGACGCTCGCACCCTGATCCATGTCCGCCGCGATCTCGGCGCGTATGCGGTCTATCGTCTCTACGAACTCCTCACATACCGACAAACCGAACTCCTCGAAGTTCTTCGTATAAGTGTTGCGGCGTTCGTGCAGGTACTTCACCCCAGCCCCTAGGAAAGCCGTAAACTCGCTTTCACTCTGTAAGTGCTTCTTTGGCACTTCGTATAACGTTCCGGCTGCCGGACCGGACTTTATTGCCTCGTACACTATAACGGGTGTAGCCTCGCACCAAGCCGTGTAAATGGCGTACGCTTCCCACAGCTCGGCGGGGTCTTGCCAGACGGGCGTCTTGCCGAACCGGCGCGTAGCCAGTTGGTAGCACCGGGTGCACTCGAACGAATCGGAGAGGTATTGCGTAGACGCGTACGTCGGCCGGATCGCGCCACCGCCACACACAGCTTTAATCCTCTCCTCCGGTACGGGCTTCTCCTTTGGAAGCTCCACGGGCTTCGTAGTTTCTATAATTTGTTTCTTCTTTGTAGCCATATAATTTTTATTTACAACTCTACAAAAATACGCTTTTTCCACCCAAATCGCCTTATTTATGCCTATCAAAGCTATCGTTTACACCCAAAACCCCGATGAATAGGGCATTTCAACCCAAGTGTAAATGATGAAAAGATAAAAAGACGTTTTCCTATTAGATATATTTTAAAAAATACCCCAAATAAATTATTTAAAATAACAATAGTATATTTATGTTAACTATACTATTACTTATTAAAATATACTCCACTAGTAATCATCTTTACATCATTTACAAATACACTATATTACAGTATAAAGTACTATAAATAAGCAAGTTAGGTGTGAAAGATACAAATTTTAACCATTTACATCAAAAACTTGAAAAACGCGTTCTGCGTCCTGTGGGCCTGGTCAGGTGTAAATGATGAAATAGCAATGTAAAAGAAGGTTTTCACTACTTTTTTGTCAAAAACAGGCTTTTTAGTTAAAATACCGTTAAAATCAAGCTTTCTCTATAAAAAGTTTTTTCTCACAAAGTTTTTGTAGAAGTGCGCCAAAAGCGTGTTAACGATTTTAACACAAAAAGGGGTTAACGTTTTTATACATTAACCCCTCAATTCCTACATAACCAACCCGTATAAAACCTTCCAGTCGTCTAAAATTTCTTTACATTTCCATTTCTCCGCCCTTTCTGTGTTTTCCCATCTCAAAGTACGGTGGTTCAACTTGTCCAGCGTCCTGCTACCGTCACAATACATATTGACCCGGTACAGCATTGAAACCTCTATGCCGTATTTGTTCGTCTCGGTGTCTTTGCTCGTGTAGATCGGGCGTTCTATGTCATCATTTTCGTAGGGCCCTACGCGCTTCTTGTCCTTGTCACGATATAGCATGTTTTCTATTGTTGGTATTCGCTCCGGCTGCATCCGTGTGTTCCGGTCATCCCGTACCTTACTAGCTGCATACATTATATCCCGGATCGCCTCGCAGAATATCTCGGCATTTACGGCGTGAAACGGTTTGCCCTTCACCTTGGCGTACTTCACACCGTTTGCCTCAAGCCAGTTGAATATGAAGAACGCGTGAAGATTATAAACGCGTGCCATATCTTCAACCAATAGAACCCTTCTCTGTTTCTTCTTAATATATGGTGTCGGCATATTACAAATTATTTAAGATACATACTAAAACACAACCAAGCGCGATCCCCGCCGCGATTGCCAGGACCATTTGTCCCAGCATTTTCAATGCCTCCTTCATCATAATTTCAGCGCTTCTTTAATTTCACTGATCAAACGGAGCGCCTCAACCCTCGATAAGTCCACCCGGTGTTGCGGCTCGTTCTTCCGGTATATCGTTATGGTTGTTATCTCCTTCGCGTTTCTCGGTACGCGTTCGGCGTATACCATAACTCTCTCGGCTTCCGCCTTGTCTATCTTCACTCTCATATTGTATTGCGCTTTCTCCGCACGGTCCAGTGCGGTTTTGAAACGCCCGGTTCTGATGCCTGCTAACTCTTGTTCCTTCATTTCTTGTTCTCTGAATAAATGATTCATATTTTCCATACCTTATTGTTTAATAAACATATATACTAATGATAATAACGCTACAAATATAAAAACGGCGAACCCGATTGAAAATCTAACCACCCATTTTTCGCTTCCGTTTATAAACGCGATCAGTGCACACGTTATAGATAATGTAGCTAATAATACTAGCAAAATTACAAATACTATCATACCTTATTATATTAAATTGATTAAATACCCTATCATATAGTCCAAACCAATAAGGAGCATCGCCCCATGCCCGATAAAGCCGCCAACCGCGGTTAACGCGAAGTCCACGAAATCAGCCTTCCCGCCGTACAGGTGATCCTTTATTTCCATCCCCAGCCCTACGCCGGTAGTGAAATGCGCTCCGCATACCGCGCCTAACGGGATGGCGAATAGGAAATGTTTCCAGCGGTTAGACGCTTTCCACCACTGTAATACTTTCTCGTACCACTTCAAGCCTACCACCTCGACGGATAACTTATTTTCGAACGGAACGAAACCGCCCTCGGTGTCCTCCAGCAAGGCGAACCCGGTCTCTCCGTCTAACGGTTTGTACGCGTCCGTATTGATACCCGCTACGCGTTTTGTACCTAAATACTTGTAGCGTTTTCCATCGCCCAAAATCACTACATCACCTTTTTTGTAATTTGTTGATTTCATACTTTCTTTATTATTGTTATATTATCGTCCATTTTCCACGCAAAAGGTACTGTACCTTTATTTAGCTTGCACTTCTCACACTCTTCATCTGTCAAGGTGCAGAATATAGAAACTACTTGGGGCTCTATCGGCTCGTACAAATAACCCCCCAGCCTCCTGTTAAATCCTAAGTACTTGTAATGCACTCCGTCGACTAATGCGACTATATCGCCCGCCTTATAATTTATCCTCTTCATACTCTATATTTTTTAATTAGTTCCTTAACCATGTCCATAAGTCCATTTTGCGTATCCGCCTTTCCGCTTAACGCCGCTATAACCCGCTCGTCTATCGTGCCTTTCGTTACGATATGGTGAACAAACACGCTATTCTTTTGTCCCTGTCTCCATAACCTCGCGTTGAACTGCTGATAAAGTTCCAAGCTCCAAGTATTACCGTACCAGATGATCCGGTTTCCTCCCTTCTGCATATTCAGACCGTGCCCCGCGCTAGCCGGGTGTGTCACTAGGACGGGTATCTTTCCCTCGTTCCACCTGCGCACGCTGTCCACGCCTTCAAGGGCTTCCGCTCCAAAACCTTTCAAGGCTTCCAGTATGCGCGCCTTCTCGTGTTGGAAGTTGTATGCCACTAGCACGGGCGATCCGTTCGCGGCTTCCACCATCTCAACCAACGTTTCCAGTTTCTCATCGTGCACCGCCCTTACATTCCGGTCTGCATCGTAAACCGATCCGCCCGCGAACTGCAAGAGTTTGTTTGATAAGGCGGCGGCGCTTAGTGCAGTGATCTCGGCATAGTCGTAGTTGGAATCCCTTAGTAGCTGCAAAACCTGTTCTTCTTCAAACTTGTCGTACATCTTCTTCACCTTCGGGGACAATTCTACGTAGTTGTTCACGTATGTAAGTTCCGGCATATCCAGGAAGTCTAACGCCTTCATTGATAGAGTAATGTCGGCTATCTTCTCGCCTAATACCGCCTCAGTTGTCGCTAGCGGTTTGTACTCGTAAACAATCCCGCCGTTTTGCGCTCCCGGTCTGAAATAGTTAGCCCGGTAGTCGGTTATTGTCTTTCCCAACCTTTGCCCCCCATCGACTAAATACATTTGCGCCCATAGATCTATTAGTCCGTTCGGCGCGGGTGTTCCTGTCAGACCTACCACCCTGCTAACACTGCGCCGGATAATCTTCGCGGCCTTGAAGCGTTTAGACTGATGGTTCTTGAAACTACTTAATTCGTCCAGTACCAGCATGTCGTACGGCACTTTCGACCCGCCCCACATTTGCAGAAGCCATACAAGGTTGTCGCGGCTCACGGTGTAAACGTCGGCTTCCGCCCTCGCCGCTATCTCGCGTTGCTTCGCCGTGCCTTTTATCACTGACAAACGAAGGTGGCGGATGTGCGCCCAGTTCTCGATCTCGTCCCCCCATGTCATTTCGGCGACACGCTTCGGCGCTACGATCAAAACCTTAGTTACCTCGAACTCATTTATAAGATCGGCTACGGCGGTTAGCGTACTCACCGTTTTTCCCAGTCCCATATCAAGGAATAGAGCCGCGTCCGGGTGTTCCTTGATGTGCTCGACGGCGGTACGCTGGTAGCCGTGTAAATTACTCCTCTGTAACATTGTTAGCCATTAATTTAAATACCACATTCTTTCCGTCCTCCCTATTATCCGCGTCGCATTGAATCTCGGGGGTATTAACCGCGGTACACTGTGGCGTGTTCAAGTCCCATCCTACGGTGTAAAAAATGCAACCTTTACAGGCTACTTTCTCGCCTACCTCTACCTCTCCGTAGGTACGCCCGCCTATCGTTATTGTTTTCATAATCTTATAAATTTTCCTTCCAGTTCATTACATTCTAATATATTCGCATCCTCTTCACCATACGCAATTAACACGCTACCGCATCCGGGCGATCCGGCTTCTGTACCGTCAGGCTTTAGAAACTTGATCCTACCCTTGAGGAACTTAACGGCAGTTGCCTTGCTGAACACTTCCGTGTGAAATAGTTCCGTGTCGGTGCGGGAAAAAATTAAAGCCGTCCCTCGGTTGTGCTCTGCCATCCGGCGCATAAACTTGTTTATTAACGGGCGTGAATATGGCGGGTTAAGCCATACACGCCCCTTCCATTTCTGCGCTAGTCCGTCGTCGAATTCGTTATACATTATTTCGGCGGTTTTGAATAGAGGCACGCTCGGTGCGCACGGGTCTAAATCGAATTTGCCTAAACTGTCCATAATGAATTTTGGCGTGTACCATTCATCCGAATACGAAGCCGATTTTTTGAATCCTTCACTCATAGCCCCAAATCCTTTTTATATAACATATCGTAAATATCGTCTAACGTGTACCGCTCCGGGAAACACTTTAGTACTTCTTCGATCACGTCCAGTATATCTGGGAACTGTGATTTAACCCCTAGCAGGTCCTTCACGGCTTCCGCCCGGTTAGCGTTAAACACTTCTTCCTTGTAAACCTCGGCCACTGTGTCAGCCCCTTCGAATACCGCGCTGTCTCCTTTATGGAGCTCCCGGCGGCTGTACTCTCTTCTTAGTATTGTGTCCGGCACTTCTGATATTAAATACTGTTGCAGGTTCTCCGGTAATTGCTTTATAGCGTCTCCTATCGCGTAACCCTCGGCGGGCGTTCCGTTCGCCATCTTCGTAACCACATTACAAAACAGGTTGATGCGGTCTATCTTTAGTTTTTTGTTGAAGTCTACCATTATTCGATCCCTCCCTGAATTACGATTAAATCTGAAATGTTCAACGTCACGGCCTTATATCCTAGCTCGTTCGTGTACGAGAAATCCGTATTAGCCTTAACCTCTACCATGCCGTTAGGCTTGAACGCTAAGAACCAGCATGTGTAAATTGACCCGTCTTTCTGAAAGGCTAGCTCTTTGTGGGGGATCATATCAATAAACGTTGATAAGTCCCCGGCTTCTTCGTATCGGCGGGCAAACATTGTGGCTCGATCTGTCATTGCAAGGTGAAAGCCTTTGTTATACAGGTGCACGTTAAATTGCTTTTCATTCTCGAAACTCTTCGTTTCATTTCCACACTTTGCTATGATCCGTCCGTTTTGGGCTTTTGTTACTTTGAGTAATTGCCCGTTGTTGTTTCTATATACTTCCATGATCTTACTTATTATTAGTTATCGCTTCCGCCATCTTCTTAAGCTCGCTACGCGAGATGTTAACCGTGAACTGATTGCCCGGGCTGAATATCTGCCATACGCCCGCCATCTTCGGGAAACGTGCGGTATGCCCTGCCGGGTTATTAAGGTGTACTATCTCGTTGCTACTTGATGGTTTGTACTCGGCTAGGCTTAAAAGTGTCTTAATGGCTTTATCCGCGTCGCCTAGATCAATATCCATTTCCAGGGAACTAGTTCCGGCTAGTTGTCCGGTGATCTGATACGTCACTGCATCGCCTTTCGTGACTTCCACGATCTTACATGTTCCCAGACGGAAAGACTTAAGTGTCTTTAGGCTTCCACTTGCGGTTGATACTTGCGCCATTGCGCTAACTGATAATAAAACTACTGCTAAAATACTGATTAACTTTTTCATGATTTCTAATTTTTATAAGTTTGATACTGCGATTACTGTGAAATTCCTTAGATACAGGGTGGCTTCTGCCCTTGTTATACTGTTTGACACGTATATCGTTCTCGGTTCGGCATTTACGAATAGCCACTGCGCCGATGGAACTTCATCCACTAAATTGTAATTCATTAACTCGGATAGCACATTTCCTAAATTGGTTTTACCCGTTCCGGGTCTGCCAATGATTAAAACTTTTTCTTTCATTTTCTTTTGGGTGTTGTGGCGGGTGTTACCCCGCCGGGTTTATTTAATAAATTTTTCCTGTTGATCCGTAAACGCCTCCGTCGTACCATCTTGCTAACTTTCCGTAGTAACCGTACTTTCTGTAATTCGCGGTATCAGCTTTAAATAGTTTCATGGCTTCGGCTTTATTACTCGCCTGATAGCTCACTCCTGTATTGTTTCCGTTGCAGTCATAGACTACGTAGGTGTTATTTTGCTTATTCATATCTTTTGGGTGTTGTGGGCGGTGTTACCCGCCCAGGTTAATTAAATTCTTCTTGTTTATATAACTACGTATAGCCTGTATAATTTACACTGTAGAGATTTATTCTTTATCTCGTGTACCTTTGCTACGGCTTCACCCTCTGTTAATCCGTACAGGTCTATATAACTAATCTTAAGCTCCGGTTCTGAATGATCAACAACCTTAAGTAACCACGCGTATCTGTTAATTTTCACATCTTTAATTTCCATATTCTTTAATTTTTAAGTGATTATTTCCTTTTGACATTTCAAAGATACGGGTTCTTTTCATACTACCAAAATATAGGGTAAACTCTTAACTTTGATTTGCATTAAGCGCTCATAGTTAACGCCCGTTAACATAAAAATCTATCAAGTCCTTCAGATCATTGTATTCGTCCGGGTTCGACACTACGCGTACGTTGAAGTCAAGCGCGGCGATCCGATCCAGTATAACGCGCTGTATCGGTCTAGGCTTGCAGCCCGTAGACTTGAACTCAACAAAGATAACCGTCCCGCCCGGTAACAAGTACATTCGATCCGGCAAACCGTTAATAAATTGGGATAGCAGTTTAACCGCCATCCCTCCTTTATTCTCGACGTACTTAGACATAGTACGCTCGAATACCTTCTCGCTAGTTTCCGTAGACTTCATTTGCAGGTACGTTAATATGCAGGCTCGCGCCATTTGCCACTTTGCACGCTTTCCGTAACGCTACGTAATTCTTCCGGGCTGTTGTTGCTTCCGTCCATGTCAGACCGGTGCACCCTTCTAAATCGCTCCACGATAGGGTATCCTTAGTATACATTTGCAGCTTGTACAGCCCGCAAAATTCACCTGTACTTTTGTCCGGTGTTATCCGGGTTGCTCCATCGCGAGACTTTAATTTCTTCTTGTTACTCATTGCTATATTCTTTTAATAAAATTTTTGCCACTTCTTCCGGCGTTGCTATTTTAAACCCGTTCTCTAAATGCAAAACACATTTCTCGTTCGCCGGGAAGTTAATCCCTAAATCCACCAACCTAACACACTTTGCCGTGCCGTCCTCCATGTCTACGGAATCCACGATATAAAGAGAGTTTTGTGCTCTTAAATACGTTCCGGGTCTGATATTGCCGTACTTCTCGCAAAGCTCTTCGCGCCGTTTCGCTATGGCTTCCTCGCGCTTCTTGTTCTTCCATTCCTCCTTTAGCCGGACTAGCTCGGATATCGCCACGTCGTCAGGAACTACTTCCATTTCCTTGGTACTTGTAACCCAGTACTTTTGCCCTTTCCCTGTGCCTGATAGGATCGCTACTAACTTCTCGTTGTTATCGTTGACCTCTAGTACCATAGCTAACACTTTCTCATCTCCAAACACCATGCGCACATATTCATACACTGCCGCCTGTGGAGCTTCTTCCATCGTTCCAAGGTCTTTTAAGTTCATTCTTATCCCATATGATTCCATCATAGAACACCTACGGTTTAAAAAATCCTTCGTTCCGAAGTCTCCGAACATTTGGCGAAGAACGTGTTTATAGTCCTCTACGTTGTCCCAGTCCTCCGGGCGGAATGGAGTATGCGAAAATACTACCACAGTACCCTTGTCATCTATTACCACCCTCCACGCGTTTGTATTCTGAACCATCCACTCACATATAACATCTACTTGGCTACGTCTTAGACGTAATGCGCCATCTCCTAATATTATTTTAATTAGGTTACGGGACAAATTCCCAGCTCTTAAATCTTTAATGATTTGGTTTTTAAAACTTTGTTCTTTACTTTCCATACAATAAAATTTTATAAGTTTAAATGGATAATATGTCATTTAGTCTCCTCCTTTACATACGTTACATACGTTAAGTCAACTCGCTTAACCGTAAATCCCGCCAGGGTCTGACAATCTGCGATATACTGCCTTTCCGATTCAATGTCTGATACGGCATACACACCTAAACCATCTTGGACTTTTGTGTAGTCCTGTATTATAACACAGTCCGTCGTTATAATCACTGCTTTCAATATCTGTATCATACGCGTGTTGTTGGCTCGCAACATAATAAAATGAATAATACAAACAGGATCGCCCAAAAAGTGTAAACTACAAATTGTTTCATAACTCTATAATTTTAATGATTGATAACCCGTTTTTCAAGTTCTCCTTTACTTGGCGTCTAGCGTCTTTAACGCTCTTCGCCCATACACCGATCCGTGATCGCCAATTGGCGTTTCCATAAATTACCTCATATTGTTTCATGATCTAAAAATTTTAAAGGTTGATATTGCGTGATTAAAATCTGATTTGCTAGCGCGCCATACGGCATACATATCATTGGTGAAGAATTTACCCGGATATTCTGTAGCGCGTATTTTTGTAACTTCTTCAATAGAAAAGGTTTTCAGCGCTTTAACTAGTTTCTGCATTTTCATAGATCTACGTTCTAATTCTTTCTTCGTAGGTTCCCCGAAAAATCCTTTCTTGTTCCAGAAGCGGCGGCGGGCTTTTAAATCCGCCTCGCTTAGTTCTCCTTTGTTAGTTTTCACACTCTTCCGTTTCTTAATTGGTTCAACTCGTTCATCTTATTTATAGCGGCTTCTTCTGATATTTCCAAAGACGCCATACTTTTATCGTAACCGTCCATAACGGCGTAATATCCTTTTTTCAACGGTTTAATGTAAAACTCGTTTTTGCTGTGGTTCTTTAAATAGGCTTGTACTTTCATATCTTTAATTGGTTATTGTGAAAGCAAAGGTACGTCTTTATTTTGAACTACCAAATGTTTTCGGAAAAAACTTTGAAATATTAACAAAAATAAAGGCTCGCGTATCACTACGAAAGCCTTTTTAACTGAAAAACCACCCTAAAAGTATTAACCTTAAAAATTAGAAAAGAAAGTTTTGTATCACAAAGATAGTAATTTTTTGCTTTCCTCGCTACCTTTACGGATATAAACTACTTGTTGACCATATAATTTTGTTCTTTTTAACTTTCCTTTGTACCATCCGCCTAACTGTCTCATAGCTGTTGCCAGTTCGCGCCCCTTCGCGCTTGTATAATCTTCTTTCCGGCGTCCCAGTGCATCGACCCAAAGCTCCATCAAACAGAACGTATTTTTTTGAACCGTTCCCTCTTCTTCCAGTGATCCGGCCAAGAAGTCAGCGCGTTGTTGTTCGGTGCGGTCTTCATAGTCGGCTGGGAAAAGCTTATCTACGTAGTTTTCTATAATACCTACTAGCGGGCTTTCTTCTGTAAATTCCTCGCGGCCTTCGTTGGCGATCGCTTCGGCTTCGTCAGACAAAACAAGGCTTTCACCCAACATGTACAGCTCCATTGCTTCCGCCCAAAGTTGGTCTACCACCGCCTCAAAAGACTTTTCAAACAGCTTGTGTGTGTTTTTGTTGGCGCATACCTCGATCGGAAAGAAACGGCGGTTTCCGGTCTTGTCCTTCAAAAACTCATCGTCATTGGTAGACCCGAAGAACACACATTGACGCCTGTGTGTCTTGACGCGGCGGGCGTATGCGCTACGATATGTATCTTCCCGCTTGCTGATAAAGTTCTTTGTGGCTTCCACGTCCGAGCGGCGAAGGGCTGATAACTCGGCTAGCTCTACGATCCAAGCGTGCTGTATCGCTTCGTATGCTTTTTGCCCGGATATGTCGGTTAATGAATCATTAAACCAACCTTTTGAAAGGGACTGTATAAGCGTGGACTTTCCTGCGCCCTGTCCTGAATACATAACCAAAGCCGTATCGAATTTGCGGCCCGGCTCATAAACTCTAGTAACAGCGGCAACCATCATTTTACGGAACGCCTCGGAAACGTATATACTAGGCTTCGCACCCATGTAGTCAACCAAAAAATTATCAATACGTTTCACGCCGTCCCATCTTTGTGCCTCTAGATACTTCTTGATAGGGTGAAAAGCGTTTTCGCTGCAAACCTTTTCCAGCGCGTCGTTTAATTTGCTGTCGTTGTAAATACCATGCAAATCCTCTATACGTCCACGGATAATCGCTACGGCAGTATCGTCCAGCATATCACCCTTCTTGATGTCCTTCGAGAAGAACGGCGTACGGGTGTACACGATCGTGTCTAGGAACAAGTCGTATGCTAACAGATCGTTTAATAGTGGATCACACTTGAAAGCATTAACGAAGTTGCGAACGGTACACAATTTATCACCTTTTTTATCCAAGTCCCAAACCAGTTCCTCGGCGGTCTGCGCGTCGCTCTTAACCTCGTCCGTGTATTCTTCGAAGTCGGCTAGGTCGTCGTCAAGCGATACCATATCCTTAACACATTCTTTATCGGCGCAAATTAGCTTGTTCATTTCCCGGTTGCTATCTTCTTTGCCTAGGTGTCCGAACTTGTGCACCCGTACGAGATCATAGGCGTTATAAGCGTGTCCGTCTCCGATCGGGTCGGTTGAGTGGTGGGAAAAACAGAGTACGTCATCATACACAACTAAACCCGCTGCACCCGATCCAAGCGCGTATGTATAACGCCCGTTGTCTACCTCCGTGTAAACGTCCGGTAGGTATTTTTCTATTGCTGCCTGTATCGTGTACGAGCGGCAAAACGCGCCTACTAAGCCCTCTTTGTCTCTAGGGTCTTTCGCCATTTCCTTACTAATGATCGCGCGGGTGTCGCGGTCTACTTCTGAATGGAAAGCCCAGTTGCGCACGTCGCGCCATTCTTCATTGTCTCCATACAAACCTATTAGATACTCGGCTTCTATCGGCTCGCCAGCAAACACTTCGAAAAGCCCGGTTTGATCTTTGGAAAGAGATTGCCAGTACATCATACGTTCCGGCTGAAACGTTGTTTTATCGAATAGATCAATACCTAACAACTCGGCTACTTTACGCGCTGCCGCCTCGTACATAACCACGTCAGTAACCTCTTCTTTGAAAGGCATGATAAGACGGTAACGGCGCGCGCCCGGTCTATCCGAACGCGTTGTATATATAACCGCTGCATATCCGTGAAAACGATCCTCAAAGTCTATCGGGAAAAGATCATCGGCAAAGTCAATGTCCAGCGTTATCATTGTACGAGACATAACTGCCTTTTTCAGGCGTTGCGATCCTGAAAGCTCGCCAGCCATGAATCCGCCTACGTCTTTCAAAGACGATTTGGCGGGCTTATCCAGTTTATCGTACTCGCGTACCGTTTCGTTAGTGATAACGGGCGTACCTAAACGTTTTACAAAATCGTCCCATGTGAGGCGCACCGCCTTCCATTTCAGAGACGCTGAAGAACCTGCAAGTGATAAGGTGTATTTTTCCATGTTAATTAATCTTTCTTATAATAATTACTAGTGAATCCTTCTGCCTTTAGCGGAATACCGAAAACTTCCGCCCATTTTGGTGTAGCTGCCATAGCTGTACAAATTTCATCCAGCGAAACAACCGGGTCTCCAAAATCATCTAAAGGCGTTTCGTTTACCGTTTCGTCGTGGATATGTCCCACGATTTTAACCATAGGATAACGTTGTACAATTGTCTGCATACCATATGCCAAAAGGTCGCGGCTGATAGCCTGTGTTATATTTTCGGTTAGCTTTCCGCCGTATGTATCTAAGTCCGCCCATTTGCCCGTGAGGTCTTGACCTTTGTATGTTATAACCTCCCTGTCTCGTCCGTTCACGCTTTTTGTGGCGATCCGGCAAAACGGGTAAAACAAACGACGGCCCGAAGGTAATAAAATTGCTAGGGAATTGTTTTCTTTAAACCATTGAAATGTACAAACGTGTACGCCGTACCGGATAACCTCCACGTCCTTTTTGTTCCTGATACAGAGTTTAGCCCGACTATCCAGCGCCTCCCAAAATTCTACGATGCGCGGAGAAGCGTCACGCCACCGCAATATAATATCCTTGTACAGCGACGGGTCTATAGCGTTTTCATAGTCCATTGCAGACATAGCACCGACCCAGCCACCATACCCTAATGCAAGCTCGGTTACCTTACCCTGCTGGCGGTAATGAGTACCTTTTCCGCACTCTTCCACGGGTAGCCCAAACGTCATACTGGCGGAAACGGCGTAAATGTCCTTACTATGCTTAAAAGCGTCTATGCGCCACTCTTCACGGCAAAGACAAGCCAGTACGCGCGCTTCGATAGCGGAATAGTCGGCGATATGGAATGTAGTGCCCTCCGGTGCTACAAACGTTGTTCTGATAAGCTGCGATAACGTGTCAGGCACATTTCCCCAAAACGTTTCGAAGTCAGCCAGACAAAAGTGTTTAGCGTTCTCGCGTGCGCCGTCTAAATCGTGTATGTAGTTACGCGGTAAATTCTGCATTTGCACCAACCTCCCCGCCCATCTGCCAGTACGCCCCGCGCCGTAAAATCTATATAAGCCGTGTACACGTCCGTCGAAGCACACGCAATTGCGCATCGCGGTATATTTGGCGTTGCTCGTCTTGTTTATGATCTTCCGGGCGTTCAAAACCTCGTCTACGCGCTCATTATCGCACTCGGCTATGATAGCGTCTATGTCCTCTTTGCGGAATGAATCATAGTTCTTTCCGGTTTGGATCATTACAAAGTCTTTTAGTTGGATCGTTGATTTCAGGGATGAAATACCATACTTTGTCTTTATATCGTTCTTTAGTCCTTCGCAATATTCGTCGTTTAGGGCTTCCGCTCTTTCTGCAAGTTCCATGTCGATATGTATTCCGTTGTCATTAATGTCCTGATCCAGTTTATACAGTTCTATTTCCGACTGTGGGAAATTGCAATAATCTAGGCGTCCTAGTGCTTCACGCTCTGATAAGACGTCATATCTTAGATAGTCCATAAATTCCTCCCATTTATCGGGAAAGTCTTTCGAATAATTACGGTACTCTTCCGGGTTCGATTTAGTGGGCTTTTGAAGTTGACAGAAGAATTTTATAAGGGCTATCCCTGTACCCTTCTTGCCTTCTGTCAAGTCGAGAGCCTTGGAAAGGTTTCCCAAGCTCTCCGGGAATCCTGCATATAACGCCAGTGTCGCGGTACACATGAAGCGATCCGCGGGAATGTTTACCTTATATGCTTTCAAACACAGGCGTTCAAACTGCGCGTTGTGCGCTACGATCGTATATTGCGGTAACGAGATGAGACGAACAAAAGCGGCAAACTTTATAATAGCTCCGGGCTGTGTCATATCTATAATATTAACGTCGCCATCTTCGATCGCATAACCTATCAAAAGTATTTCAAAGTCGGGCGATTGCGTATATCTGTACGCGCCGCCGCTCTTTATGTCCTCGCTTGAATAAGTTTCAAAATCTATAAAAATTGGTTTCATGTTTTTAGGGGTTTTAAAGTTAAAAGCCGCACCGCTTCTACTCGGCACGGCTTTTGAGAATCATTTTACACCTGTTTTAACGAGATTGATTAATAATTATATTTAAAAATTCACTGTAATTTAAAATGGAACGTTCATCCCAAATGGATCGTCGTTTTCGTCCTCCAAGTTCTCGAAGTCGTTGACACTTGATCCGCCGTCTAGCCGATCATCATCAGTTACCTTTTGTATTCCGTTCAATCCGGCTGTGATACCACGGTTATCGGCGCTCATGTTGTAACCGTAAATTGAGATGGAAGCCACGCCCCAAGAGCCAGAATACATATCCTCCTTCACCGTGATCGGGCGTTTACCCTTGTCGATTACGATCGGTTGCCCGTGCTCCTCTTTCCGCTTCGCGGTAATGTAATACATACCTTCATATCCGGCTTGCCCTTCTTTCTCCGGCGCGTCACCATCCTTTAACGGGCTTTTGTAATTTTCCGGCACACGTCCCTTGAATTTTGGGTCCCTTGAAAAATAGTCCTGTGCTTCTGCCTTAACCGCATCATTAATTTGCTTAACTAGGGCGATGTCCGTTTTGGGGATCAGGAGTACTACGCTATAATGGAAGTCACCTACTCCGTTGAATTGCTCCGGTTCAAAAACTCTTACATAAGAGAAACGTACGTTTTTTAAGATCAATTTTCTACTCATAATTTTTAAGATTTTAATTTGGTTCAAAGATATTACTTTATTTTAGACTTCAAACCTGTTATACATTCTTTAATTGTTTTTTAACTTCTGTTAGCCTTCTACGTCGAAGTCGCAAAGCGGGCTGTATTCCACACCCTTAGCGGATTCCGGTACTAGCTTTGGTGCGCCGGGTCGCGATTCGATCGCGTCTCCAAATCTAGCGCTAAATACCTTTTTACCTAACAGTTTTTCAAGATCGCCGATACCTTTTAACTTGATGTTTAAAACCTCGTCCTCTAGGAACTCGTTTAGGAGTGCTTGGCGTATCTTTGCCTCGTCCTTGATAACTCGGCTAGTTCTACCCGCAATGAGCTTGTAGCCCTCCCATTTGTGCCCCTGTATCGCTCTATCGTAGACGTACTTATTAACTGATTCGATCCAACTCTTATACGTGTCGATCTTGCCAATTAGGTCTACTATCTCCTCGTCAGATAATAACAGCGGTTCGGGCTTTTCGTCGAAATCTGCAAGTATGGCGTCCCGTTGCGCCCTGCATTGGGCTTTAACCGGGCAAAATCCGCACCAACTTCCGATAACCTGTTTTCCTACACCCCGTATTGCCATCTTTGCGGCGGGCTTAAGCACTTTATCCGCCCACGCTAACAAATCCTCTTTAGACATTTCGAACGTGTCGTAGTGGTCTAATCTGACTTGTGCGATCGTCATACGGATTTTTTCGATACGATCCGATTCAAGGCTTTTCAAAGTTCCAAGAGCGTACATTAACATTTGCTCGTTCATGTCAGCCGATACCCGGACACCTGCGCCGTACTTCAGATCAATAATATGGATCGTCTTGTCAGATACTAGTGTTACGTCTACCGATCCGAACGAATCCGGCGCGAAGTCCGTAATGTCTACTCGACGCTCTAGGAACGTCCGGCACCCGCCGTCCTGTTTTTGCATCTCGTAGCCTTCTCCGATAACATACTCGCAATAGCTCCGTATATAATCCGCCATGTCTACGCCGAAAAGCGGGTTTTCAAGATGTTCGTTTTTCAACGGCACTGCATCGTCAATTATCGGATCGTATTCGCCTCCCAAATATTTAGTCAAAGCGTATTCGGCTATCTCGTGGGCTAGCGTCCCCTCTTCTGCGTAAACGCTTGACTTGCTGCCTGCTTCTTCTGCAAGTAGCGCAGACGGTGTGCAGTTGATCCACCGTTTCGCGCTACTCGGCGATAAAATCGCGTGATCTCTTTCTGCGTGTCCCATTACAGACGAGTTGAGATGTATTCGATGAACTCCGCGAACATGCTCTCTTTAAGTGTCGGGAAAGACGTTGCGCCTACCTGTTCAAACGCTTCTTGCACTAAGGGGCGTTTCTTTGCGTTTAGAGCCTTCATTGCCCATTGCTTACACTCTTCCACTGTGTGCTCCGTTTCGCCCTTGGCGGGCTTCTCTACTGGTGCAGCGGGTGCAGCGGGTGCAGCGGGTGCAGCGGGTGCTTCCGCTGGTGCAGCGGGTGCTTCCGCTGGTGCGGCGGGTGCGGCGGGTGCTTCCGCTGGTGCGGGCTTCGCGGTACGCTTAGCACGTGCCTTCGCGCGCTCTGCTTCCATCAATAACGGCAAGCACGCTTCTTCACCTTTCGCTTTTGTTGCTTCTACAACCGCGTCCGCCAACTTGTCAAGGTCTGTTTTCTTCTCAACTGTTACGGGTGCACTTTCGCCCGCTAGTTCGCGCAAATAGTTGGAAGTTGCCAACAACTCCTGTTTACTCTCGTTTCCAATTAATTCAATTACTACTTTCATTTTTTCTTAAAATTAAAAATTGTTTCTAACAGCTCGTTTTTGTTCACTCTGATTTTTCCTACGCCGTTCTCGTAACGGGTGAGCTTTCCCGCATTGAGTTGATAGCGTATCGCATTTTCCGTAACCTCGGCGATCCGGGCGGCTTCCGCGACTGTGATTAACTCTACTTTTTCCATTGCATCTTTTTATTGAATTTAAAACTAAGTTCATTAGAGCCCCTAAAGGTTTTAACGTGATCGGAAAAAGCGGCTTTCCGGGCTTGTTCGAAAATGCTTTCGTACCGTTTGGCATGTGGAATAATAAAGCCTCGGATTTTATATTTAAACTTTTTTCCGGCTTCTTCTTCTCGTAGCAAATCTTTGTAGACCATTCCCGACACACCCGGATAACCGTATATGTTCGTGACCTCTCCGATCGTTTCGCACGCTTTAATCCTCTCCGTTATCACTTTATAAAAGAACGCTTCTAATTTGTAAATGTCTATTGCTGCCATATCTAGTAATGTTTAAAACGATTCTCCGGTATCGGAATAGTTCAACAAATTTAGTTGGTTTCTCATTTCGATGTGACAAAGGTACGGCTTTATTTTGAACTACCAAACGTTTTCCCAAAAAACTTTAGTAATTTAACTCTGATTAACGGTTTTGAAGGTTTGATAACGGTGTAAACGACAAATAGCCCTTTTTAAATGCATCTTTACGCCATTAACTAATTGCGTGTCAGTTAGTTAAGTGGCAAAAACGGGTGATGTGTATAAGATAAAACATAGTTTTCTATAAAGTTTAAAATCAAATATTTCCATAAATTCATTCACATATTAATTCATATATTTACATATTTTATAGATTATATTACTTTTTCATTCTTATCTCTATATAACATCTTTACATCTTTTACATTTGGTATATATTGATGGATAAAGTACTATTTATTAGTGAGTTAAGTGCAAAAGATACAAATTTTAATCATTCACAAGCAAAAACGCCAACTCGTTAAGAATCAGCGTTTTAAGTTTTCTAGTGTAAAAGACGAAAGGGAGTTTATAAAAGATGAAAAGCGTTATTTGTCGAATTCTGCCGAGAATTCTACGTGTATTTTAGATTTTGGGTTTTTATTCGATACGGTTACCGTTTGTTTCGGTTTTCCGATCCGGAAGAATAAAAAACGCTTTTGCTTGACCGATCCGATCACGTCGATCGTGTCTACACTATTAGATTTTATAATCGTAGTGTCCGGTCGGGCTTCGACTTGTATATCATTCCATCCGTCGAAATAGTGTGCGAATCGGTTTTCTTTGTTTCCGTCACGGTATTCTGTTTTAACCACGGTGTCTACCTTGGTAACTGTCTCGGCCCTTGTAGCGTTCTTTAGCTCTCTTATTCTCACCCCCGCCTCGCGTACCTTATTATATAGATCAGCGTTATACAGTTCCAGCTCGTCACGCTCTAATTTTAGCTGCCTAGCCTGTTCCGCATAATCGCCTGCTGTAGTCTTGAACGCTACTGCCTCGGTGTTAAGCGCGGTAATGTTGTTTTCCTGCCTTTCTAGCTCTTTTCTCTGCTCTCGCACTGTCTTATACGAATTATATAGTAAAATGGCTAGGAGAACAAGCAAACACACTAATATCTTATCTAACGTTATTTTCATAGATGCAGGATTTGGCGTTTCACGTTGTTCTTATCGTATGAGATATGCACCCATGAAAAATTCTTTTCGTCGATAAGTTGGCAAAACGGTAAATTGAGTTTTTGTGCCAGATCGAAAAGTTTCTTATTCTCCTGTTTGCTTCCCGCTGTAATGTCTGCCGCCTGCCCCTTCATGTGCTGCGACGTCTTAGAACCTTTCACCGCCGCGTTTAGGGCGGGCGACCTGTATCCGCTATTAACACGGATCGGTTTGCCGTAGGCGTTCCGAAGCGGGTCTAGTACGTTATTGATTAGCTGTTTCAGATTCTCCAATACTTCCGGCGTCGGGTCGTTGTTGATCTTCTTCGCCTTCGCCGTCGTTGACGCGGTTAGTTCTTGAATTGTGAAGTTTACCATTTTTCAAGTGTTTTATGAAGTCTAAATACTTCGTATTAATAACTATATCCAGTACCGCAATAAACTCGTTATCCGGTTGGATTTGCTTAAAATTACGGATAATGTTCTTCGAGTACACAAGCGCGAAGAGCGTTGTCAACAACCGCAATAAGTCCGTATAGTTCCCCTCCGGCTCGATAAGCCGCGCGCCTGCCGCTGTGAACAGAATCACGATCGCCGCGATAGCATACTCAAAAAACGCGTGAAACGCCTTTTTATGGCTGTACTTTTCGCCCGCCCTTAAACCTGCAATAAGTCCTACTATAAAATTCAACGTGCCGAATAATACTATCAGGACGAAGAACGTCATTACATCATTGGTAACCGTTAGTAGGAAAGCGATTGACGCTATGCGTGCCGTATCAAAAACTCCATCCATTATTTTATCAAACATATCCTAGATTGTACCCTGTGTGAACATTCCTCTTTAATCAGCCCGGCGGTTTTAAACGCCGTGATTAACGGGACTATAAATAAATCAGCTTTGCCGCGTTCCGCTTCAAACCGCCTTGCTTTGTTGTCATCCGCTAAAACGTAGCTGCCCCCATAGTTTTGTATTTTTAGGCCGCTAGCCGTGCTTTGCTGCTCGCTTGTCTGCAAGTAGCGCGCAAAGGCGTAATAGCACAATACTTTATTAGCTCCTGTACGCGCCGGGATATCACCTAGGTATTCCGGCGGTATCTCTTCATACGATCGGTGAAGTTGTGGCGACATATCAAGCATGTCAGCCTCGTAAAATGCCTTTTCAATGTCGCTATCTTTAACGTCCTTCGCGATCGTGAATAAATCTCGTAATAGTTGAATCGGGTATGCCATATCAATCTGTTATTACTTGGTCGGCGGGTGTAGCCGGAACAATATCCGCGCCGCCTTCCAAATCGTTTTTAATCTTAGTTATTTCCGGGTCTATGTCGAATATATACGCCAGGTCACGGGAAATCTTATCGCGGACACGCGCCAATGAACGGCGGTAAACGCGTTGCATCTCCTTAACCACCTCGCCCGACGCGTTCGAAAAGCTAATCAATGACGAATCAATAAGTGGGATCGGAATTGTAAAACAAGAAATAGCAATGTCTTTCCGCAATGGTTCACAATACGATTTGTAAAGATCGGAATCAATAGGCGTACCGATTTGATCCACCCGGATAAATGGTTTCTCTGTAATACCTACATTCTCGTCTCTTACTGTGAGTACCGCGCCAGTTCCTTCTACCCCCATCATTTCGGTAATTGCGTCCCGGAACTCGTTTTGTTCTTGATCGCTTTGAAACATTCCATGTGATACAACGCTGCAAGCGTGGAAACCGCGCGCCAGCACGTTCTCGACGTACAATGCATTCCCGTGTTCCGCCCCCATTTCGGGCTGTACCGCGTGAAACGGACTGATAGGATAGGGACGACGGTTTGAGAAGTTAGCGTAATAGAGTTGTCCCGGATGATTTTCAATACCTCCGTATTCCTCGCACTCTTTCCAAAAGTTCTTCGGATCGAAGTTGGGATATACTACGCCCGTCTTGCTGTTGGTGTCCTTTAGGTTCTCGCGCTCCCAGTTATCGAATACGCGCCATTTCCGCACGATGGAATCTCGCTTGTAGTCCTCGTTGAGAACGGCACGAATGTAGCCGAACGGCACGGGATAACAGTACAAAGGGCGTCCATCGCCCCCGTATTGTACTATTAATCCGTAACCTCTGTATCTTGGTATCTCGTCCGCCACGAACTCTAAAACGTCGTTCATGTCCTGCCCGTGTTCGTTCGTCCTAGCCGCAAACTCCTCGTTAACGAAACCTTCGCAAATGATGTTTTCCTTCGCCTTGTCACAACACGCCGTAGCTGTTTTGCTCGCGTCGATAAGATTTGCGATCCGTTGGGGGTATAAATTATCAATGTCGTAACTTACTATGCCCTCACTAGCGCGGGGCGCTAGTTTTAGCGCCTTCCGTACTAGTAATTCAATTCTTTTTGCTGCTATCATACCAATTTACTTTTATTATTCTTCGAACTCTTTCAGACCCTCCGCGGCTGCTGCCTCTTCTGCTGCTGCCTCTTCTGCTGCTGCCTTATTTGCGGCGCGTGTGGCTGCTGCCTTTTTAGCGGCTTCACTGCGTTTAGATGCTGCGATCTCTTCCTCCGTTAGTTCCGGCTCTTCGGCCGATGCCATCACTTGAATGGCTTCCGGTTCTGTTTCCGGTTCTGTTTCCGGTTCTGTTTCCGGTTCTGTTTCCGGTTCTGTTTCCGGTTCTGTTTCCGGTTCTGTTTCCGGTTCTGTTTCCGGT